TCACTGCTGATTGAGTACAAATAAACTACATTTGGCTGTTGAAAACTACCCACTCCACTATAAGTGGATGAGTTCATTCCAAAGTCACCATAGAATGCAGTTGCAGTACCTTGGTCATTAGAAACAATAAAGTCTACAGATGCAGAAGAACCACCGTTTGTGTTCTGCAAAACTTTTTGCACATAATTATTCGCAGATGATTGATATGATCCAACAATATTAACGTCGGAATAACTTAATGTTCCATAGTTAAATGCACCTGTTGTTGAAGAACCAGTAATTGTTCCATTAGCAGTAATTGTTGCGCCAGTTACAGAAGTAGTTGCTGTTACCGTATTACCGCTCAAAGCAGTTGTTGCTGTAATGTTTGTCGCACTAAATGTATTGGTGCTTGAATTGAATGTCAGATTAGCACTGAAAGTAGTCGTACTTACAGCGCTTTGGAATGGGATTTGATACTGAGCGCCACCAGAAATGTTAGCCGCAGTTGTCGCCGCAGGTGCGGATACCCATGCAAAGTTAGTTCCTGTCCAACCTAGAACTGTACCAGTTGTTGTTGGGGCATTAGCAAAAGAAGTAGCGCCAGAACTAGTTTGATAAACCAATTGGTTTGCTGATCCACCTGCTACATTAGTAGCTGAGGTTGCTGTTGTGGCGCTTGTTGCAGTACCTGCTGTAGTTGCAAAACCAGCAGTAGCGGCAGTTCCAACAGAAAGGCTTGATTGGCTGACATATGCAGGTCCAGTACCGTTTGATACCAAAACAGTATTCGCCGCTCCAAGAGCAAGATATGCAGTGACGCCTGTGGCGCTTTGGTAAACAACCGTTCCTGTAGAACCCCCAGGCAAGTTACCCGTGGCGACCGAGGTATTGGCCAGTTGAAGAACCGACCCGCTAGTATTCTTGAAATAAAGAATTCCGTCAGTCGTATTCAGTGCCAATTCACCCAGCGCCAAGTTCGTCCCATTAGGGGCGCGAGTTGTGACCGTGCTATAATAAATTTGAATCGGCGTGTAACCTGATTGTGCCATTTTTAATCTCCGTGTCCTGGGTCGGGTACATACCCATCAACCAAACCCCCATAAGGATAAGCCGGTTGATTCAAATCAGTCAAAGGCGCATCGGGTCTTGGGAACCTGATAGAAATCTTTTCCGGTTGCCGCGCGGGCAATCGGTAAGGATCTCGCTCATCATTACAACCGAATTTACATACCCGTAAGCCAGGAATGTTCCGGTCATATTCAATGTCATCATAGGCGCGTTTCATTTTGCATCTATCACAAATAGCAATAGATAAAACTGAGTTTCCGCGCGTATCAAGCCATTTACTCATCTTGTGTACACCGAAATGTTAGGCGCGAAGTAGATAGGCGACTTATCGCGCTCTTCTTGCTCCGCCATGTTCCAATACTTTTCAGCTTGTTGTTCGCAGTAAACCACTCGCTGCAAATCAACTTGGGGTAATTCTAACGCCATTTGATGCGCGAGCATATTTTGAATGGCCAAATACCAGCGCTGCGGTATTTCAATTGACCCTTGCAGCGAGCCCACATCCTGAATATAACGAGAGCACCACGCGACGACTTGCGGCGAGTAAATCTGGGGCGAAGGCCACAACGTCATAATCGGCTGCGGTATCGTGCGGTTTAGCCAATATTGGAGCGGATAATTATTCGTAAAATTTTTGTTGGGCAAATTCACATAATCATCACGATTCATACGCGCCATTGGAATTTCGGTCGCGTTTGAACCGAAAACCACCTGATGAACACCCATATTCGCACCTGAGCTCTGCAGTATTCGCCAGTACGTGGCTGAAACTGAAGGGTCAAGGTCATTGTAAATCCAAGTGTTCGCCACCCAGCTGGTTGTAGTAGGGGTTAAAAGCGTGGTCCAAGTCGACCCGTCATTAGACCACTGTATAGAATAGTTGACGGTTCCGGTAATGGCGGGTAAAATACCCACCGTGCCCATGTAAATTGCGCCGCCTGAACCGTTATTGATACCGATATAACCGGTATTTGTGCTCAGCTGACAAGTATTTGTGTAAATTCCGTCAAAAGCATTGGCCGTTGTACCGGAAGAGCTGTTCGCGCCCGCTGTATTCTGTGTTACGGTGCGATAGTTAGCATTGAGAACGTCATTTGTACCGATGGGCAAATAGTACTCATACTGATCAGGTATCAAACCGTATACGTTCTTTTGAATGCACCAGTATTGAATACCGCGATTAGTTAAATTTGAAAGCAAATAGTAAAGCGAGTCTTTAGCCGACGCCACTTGTTCAGCGGTTAGCTCTTCGGCGAGCTTTCCCGCCCTACGAGCGCCGTGGTCAATCAGTTGTTGAACCGTTATGACCGTATTGCTAACTGTTCCGCTTGTGCTCATTACTTCCCTTTACCAATTTGGACATTTCCAACGTTTCAAGGATGCTTTGGCTCTTGGGGCGTCACCTTTGGCATGCTTGACGACCCCGCTCATTCTAGCGCAAAACGAATCTTTCCGTGAACCGCCTTCAGGCTGGGGCGCTTTCAGGTGGCTTCCGGTAGCGTTATTATACTTTGCTCTACCTTTTGCGGTCAATCCTGCGCCCTGTTTTGTAGGAAGTTTTTCACCTTTACTTATTGACAAAGATACGTCCCCGCCGCTTTTCTTTTTAGCGGTTTTAGCCGCGTCTTTAAAAGCCTGAGCCGTCGGAGCGCCTTTTGACCCCACTTTACGCATATGTTCACCTGAACCGTGGGCAATACGCTCTTGTTTAGCATGAATGTTTGCGTAAAGCCCGCCGCCGTCAGCTTTTTTATTTCTTTGGGCTTCACGTTTGACTGAATAAGCAATGGCTACGGCTTGTTTCTGGGGCTTGCCCGCGTGAATTTCAGTTGAAACATTCTCGTTGAACGCTTTTTTGGAGGTATTTTTCTTTAAAGGCATGATTAGCTTCCTATTCCGGTTACAGCGTTTGAATTTTGAATCAAAATACCAATCGCATTGTAAGAAGCAATCAGTGGACCACCACTGCTCGACTTGTACAAATATTGTATGTCGGTTTTTTCAGCAACCCTACGAGGGGCAGCTGTATAATCAAGTTCAATTTGTTGAACATACGTTTGTTCTGACGAAATTTTTGTGACGCCAGTCGTATTGTCATATTGTTGAACTTGAAAGTTGATCCAAGAACCGTTAGTGAACCCGATGTTTGCAGTTTTTAAACTTCTTAAAGTGTAAAACGTATAACCAGCGGGTACGGTGTAAATGGAAGCTTGGTTTTGTCCCGTGCCCGCATTGATTTGAGCAAGAAGGGTGGAGCCTTGTTTGAAGCTGATGTTGCCAACATTCGAACCATTCGTGCAAGTTACCCCATTGATTCTTAAATAAGAATTGACAGAAGTAACAGTCGTAGTTCCATTCAGCGCAATTACTTCGCTAAGAGTATTGAAATTTGAATCGAGACCGTTTATTTGAACACTTAGAGCTGAAGTGTCTGAGGCTGATGAGCTCACAATGCTCAACTGAGCTGCTGTACTGGGGAAAGGGTATAAACCCCCGCTTTGAGTCAAGCCTTCCCAAGCTGGGCCATAGGCCGTGTTTGCCAGCTGGTTTGTCCAACCGTAAATGATAATGTTTGAGTGTCCAGCGATTTGACCGCGAGCAACCTGAAGCTCCCAAGGTTCATACGCGCCACCGCGAGTCACTGACGAAACAATTCCGTTGCTCATTTTAATCCTTGAAAAAAGGGGGAGGAGTTACCTCCCCCAATGGCTTCTGCAAAGAATTAATAGTTACACTTTCCGCCCGCTTTTTTGTGGGTGGAGATTTTAGATGTAACATGACCGCCGTGCTTCATATGGCCGTGGCCATGTTCAGCGTGCGTACCGCCACCGGCTCCAACGTGCTTGTGGCCATGAGCGTCGCCCCCGTGCATTTTGTGCATATGAACGTGCCCACCTTCAGCTTTATGGTGCTTGTGGTGTTCAGCGTGGCCGTGATGAGTTACGTGGCCGCCCTTTTTGTAACCGGCAGGGTCTTGATGAATAGACTTTGTACCGCCCTTTTTAGTGGGCATGTGCTCGCCGTCTTTCATATCGCTGACGTAACGGCTGGCTACGCTGTCAGAAACAGTTCCGCCTTTAGCATATTTATGCATTTTGCCGCCGTGCTTGTAACCCACGCCTTCAACGCCACCGGTCTTGGTGCTTAAAGATTTGGTTTGCTTAGCGCCTACCACTTTATCTTTAACATCGATTTTAGGTTTCAAAGCGCTACGAGCTTCAAAACTGTCAATCTTACCACCTTCAGCTTTGTGCATCATGTGATGAGCCTTGCCACCCTTTTTCAATTGAGCCCCGCCTTTGGTGTCCATAGGCATAGTGCCGCCGGCAGCCATGTGGTGCTTTTTGTGGGCATGACCACCTTTGCGGTAACCAGGACCTTCAATCGCACCGGTAGTACCCTTGTGATGTGGGCCGCCTTCAGCAAGAACGCCTCCAGGAGTAGGGTCATAAACCTTACCGCCCTTTTTCAAACCGGCGTGGGCCAAATGTGCGGCTTGCTTCTCGTGGTGCTTGAGCTCTTTCTCAATTTTATGCATCTCGTGCATCTCAGCTTTTTCATGAGCTTTTGACTCGCCACCTTCTGCTTTACCGCCTTTTTTACGCATAACGGGCGCAGCCATGGGCATCGCCGCTGGGCGACGCATCATAGCGGGAGCCGGTCTAGCCATCATAGGGTTACCCCCCATGGCCATGTGCTTCTTGTGCGCGTGACCGCCTCTCTTCATCCCGTGGCTGACTTCGTCAGCGGAGGGCTCAGTTGTCATTTCTTTAGGCTCACGGCCAAATGATGATTTTGCCATTTTTAAGCTCCTTTAAGCTTGGGTGATGCCGAGCAAACCTGTTGCCGTAGCATTAGGACCGACTTGAATTGCTGTCATACCCATTGTCAACACTAAGCGGGCTAAACCGTTCAGCGTGCCAGCGGGAGCGTAAGTTCCACGCACATCAGGGGTAACTGAAGTTGAAGTGAATTGGGGAACAATCGACGCAGCTGACGCAGTGTAAGAGCCCGTAGCGTTGATGAAAGTGCCGGCCAAATAGTTGGCTTGTGAGCTTGACAGCTTGCCGGTTGTGCCACTGACCTTAGTCCACCAGTAGTTTGTACCGGTAGAGTAGCCAGTGGGGGGCGTGCCCGTAACTTGAACAATCGTACCGCTCTCAGGCGCATAACCGACGGTCAAAACGCCAGGAGAGGCGATAGTCCAGCCGGTGACAGCTTGAGTGTTGTAGTTTGTAGTGTTGCTATAATAACCGAGCAACAATGTTCCTGAATCATTTGACAAAGATCCTGAGAAACGGTTGCTCAAAATGTAAGCAAAGTCACTGATACGTGCGGGCAAACCCAAAATTCCAGTTGTATCAACAGAAACCGCAACAGTCGTAGCGGCTGAAAACGCAACTGAATAAACTTGGAAAAACGCTTTGCGACCATTGGTCGTTGTAGACGCCACAGTACCTGACTGGATAATCTCAGTCATAGGTTGACCATAATAATCATAGCCTGTGATTGTGATCACTGAGTTTGTAGGTGAACCGCTGGCG